CGGCTCGACCTCGTCGCAGCAGTTCAATGCGCCGATCCATTTTTCGTGCAGCTCGCCGCAGGGCTGGCCCGGCCGGGCGCCGATGCCCTCGGCGCGCACGCCGATGATCCGCTTGCCGGGGTTCTCTGCCCGGGCCTGCTCGAGCGCCTCCTGCTCATCGAAATCGCGGTGCTCGGCGTCGGCCCCCTCGTAGGGCGAGAGCCGACCGACCTCGCTGCACTCATCGACCGACGTCGGCTTGCAGCAGATCCGCAGGATATCCTCCAGGCTGAGGACATCCGATGGCGGTACCGCCTCGCGATAGGTGTTGATGATCCGCATCAGGCCTCTTCCTCGTTCTCTTCCGGCGGCGGGCAGGCCACCCGCACCAGTTCCCGGCTGATCTCCTCGCCGGTGCATTTGTGATATTTGATATAGAGGTCGTAGCAGTCGCCCTCCTCGTCATCCGGATCGACAGAGACGCTGCCGCCGCCGCTGCAGTTGCCGCTCATGTCCGGCAGCTCGACCTCGTGGGTCACCGGCGCGCCGCCCTTGTAGACGGCGATTACCGTACTCTGATAAGCGGTGTCCAGGTCGTTCGGATCGACATCGTCGCCGGTGCGCGGCTTAATCTTCAGGAAATAGGTATCATGCTCCTCGGCGTAGGACAGCCGCAGGGTGCCGGTGCAGATCACCCCCCAGCTCAGCACCGAACCTTCCTGGGTGATCGTCGGTTTCGGGGTGATGAAGCCGAGGTCCTCGCCGATCACCCCGCCCTCCCAGACCGCCTTGATCTGGCCGGCGATCTGCCGCTCCAGGTCGAGGTGGTCGGTCTGTTCGACGGTGATCGAGTAGGTATGCTCGGCGGCGTCGGCCTGGAACCGCTGCGACAATTCGCCGTAGCTGGCGGTGATCGCATAGGCCAGATCGGGCCGGGAGAGATGCACCCACAGCTCGACCTCGAGCGAGCCGTCCTCGCTGCAATGGCTTTTGTACTTGGCGAAATACTCCTGGATGTTCGCCAGGGTCATCTGCTTGCCGGTCTGAACGATCCAGGCCAGGAAGCCTCCCTCCGGGGCCTCCGGCCACTCCGGCTGCTCGATCTCCAGCCAGTCGTCCGACTCGGATTCAAGCGACTCCGGCGAGACCAGGGTCAGGCCGATATGCTGGTTTTTCGCCACCGTTACAGGCCCTCGGCCCGGTTGACCAGGATGACCTTGTTGTTGGATAACGGGTTGCAGCCGGCCGGCACACTGCGCTGTTCCCAGACAAAGGAGGCTGCGGCATGCAGCGGGATGGTCAGGGAGTCGCCCTGCGCCCAGGTGCCCTCCCAGGCCTCATGCTCGATCATGTACAGCGATTTCGCCCAGGTCGGATGCAGCGGCGACCAGTCGGCCGAGATGTTGCCGGTGCCGAGCGAGCCGTAGCGGTCGCTGACGGCGGTGAAGTTGCCGAGGTTGTCGGTAAAATTATGGGCGACCTCATGCTCGTCGGCCCCCATGTTGTTCCACAGCAGCGGGAACGATGCGGAATTGAAGACGCCGGCGGCCGATACCTTAACGATCGTGCCGTGGCTGGCCTTGGTCTCGCCGGCCGAGAGAATCACCCCGACCTTGCCGCCCGATCCGGCCGAGTAGGCCGCGTAGTTGTTGGCGATCACGGCCTCGGTAGTCAGGGTGATCTGCAGGCCGTTGACCGTTTTGGTGGCCACCGTGTGATACTCGACATTGCCGGTGACCGAGGCCGGGGTCAGCTTGTCGGTCAGGCGGATATCGTCGCCGATCGCGACGCCGGCCACATCGTCGGCATGCTTGACGGCGAAGACGATGGTCTGGCTGCCGGCGGTGATCGGGCTGACCAGGCCGCCGGCGCAGTATTTGCGCTCGCTGCCGGTGATATCGCCCTGGGTGTCGGTGGCCGTTGCCCCGAACATGACGATCCGGTCATCCCCCAGGGTCGGCCCGTCGATGACGAACTCGGTGGTGGCCAGGGTGCCGTTGCCGTCCTGGTGGATCTTCAGGCCCAGCTTGCGCAGCAGGCTGCCGCCGACATCGCGCTCGGCCCGCAGGACATGCGGCCAGACGTTGTTGACCACGCCGGAGATGATCTCGCTCGTCGACAGCCGGCCGCCGTTGGTCGCCAGGCTGGAGCGCTCCTCGCAATGGAAATATTTCAACTCTAATTCGGTGGGTGCGGTCATCTTAAACCTCGATTCCGTTTACGGTTCCAAATTCAAAATCATTGGGGTCAGGCTCGACATAATCGATCCATGGTTCCAGACTACTGCCGGTAATCAGCCAGGAGAACGTCCCGCGGGGATGGATCAAGGTCACCGGTTCCCCGAGCCGCGCCATCTCCATCAGGGCATCGACCTGCGCGGCGGTGAAGTACCCCTCCAGGGCCAGGGGTCGGCCGCCCTCCAGCGGCGCGATCAGGACCTGCGCCACCCCACCCTCGCTGCGCTGCATATCGACAGCCACCGGATCACCACGCAGGCCCCGCAGCAGCAGGTTGTCACTCAAAGCCAGGCCGCCAGCAGATACACTCATGAGCTCAGCACCTCCGCCCGCCGCAGCTCGGCAATCAGATCCCTGGCCCCGAGCCGGGTGGTGGTGATCGGGACGGTCTTTCTGCCGAAATTCAGGTTGATGGTCATTGTGTCGCCGGGAGATGCGGAGGCCGTCACCTGTCCGCCATCAGCCAGGGTCTGCAAGCCCGGCTGGCTGCCGATAACCCCGCCCAGGTGATAGCCGGCGACATTGTTCAAATTGAGCCTGAATCTCTGCATCAATTCCGAGATGACCACGCCCCAGTTCCCGGCGTTGAAGGCCAGGGAGGCACGAAGGCCGGCAGCTGCCACCGACTGCTTGTTGATCATCACCTCGCCGTCCTCACCGTACAGCAGCCGCCGATCGCCGCCTCCGAAGCCGGGCAGGTGCCCGCCGGCCAGGATGTTTCGGGCCACCCTTCCGCCGGTCGCCAGGGCCTGGATCAGGCCGCCGCGCATATAGCCGACCAGCCCGCCCTTAGCTTTCTTTTCCACCTCTTCGACATAGACCTTGATGTGCCGGTCCTTGGTCAGTTGCGATAGTTCGCTGTCCAGCTCGGCAACCGATTTCTTGCCATCGGCCAGGAACGCAGACCAGGCATTGTTCCAATCGTCATTGAACTTCGCCGAAGCCCCGGCCAGATCGTCGGCCTTGGTCTTGAGCTCGCCGAACTGTTTGGCCACCTCCGGCAGCTCCTTCGACAGCTGGCCGCCGCTCTCGGCATCGAGGGCCTGGGCTGCTTGTTTTTCAGCCTCTATTTGTTCCTTGATCAGTCTTATCTTTAGCTCTCCGGCTTCCCTGACTCCAGCCATCGCCGCCTTTCGCGCTGCCTCCTCAGAGAGCAATATCCTGCCGTTTTCTTCTACTGCGCCATTGAGCTCCTTGTATTTTGCCTTCGCTTCATCGGCGAGCTGTTTTGCCTCATCAAAATTCCCAGCCTTTGCAGCTTTCTCAGCTGCAAGGAAATATTCATCAGCTTCAGATTTCAGATCTTTCCATGCGGCCAGATCCCCCATTCCCTCCCTGCCCATCTCGCGCAGTTCAGATTCAAGACTCTTTTGCTCTCCGGCAAGCTCATCGAAAAGACCTTTGACCTCGTCGGCAAACTCCTTGTACCGCTGCTTCATCTCGTCGGTCGCACTGGCCTGTGCTTTGACCTGCGCAGCGGCAGACTCCTGGGCTGATTTGGTAACCTTCTCCCAAGCCCCGGTTGCATCGTTGAATCTGATCAGCCCTTCTCGCTGGGCCTTATTCAAATCTTCGAATGATCGTATCGATACGCCTGTGGCCTGGGTGATTGCCGCGAATTTGGCTGGAACCTCCGCGAGTGCATCTTTGTTGCCCTTGACGACATCGCGGAAATATTCCCACTCGGCGATCTTACTTCCCAGGCTATACCCGCCTATAAGTGCCAGCGAGGCCCCGGCTGCAGCCCCCAGCGCGCCTGTCGCGCCCAGTGCCGCCAGTTGCACACCCTTCAGTGTCGTGACGATAGAGCCGAGCCAGGGGAGCAGCTTGCTACCGGTGGTCAGCAGCATGACGCCATTGAGGCCCTGCCAGATCGTGGTCAGAGATGAAATGGTGAAGGCCAGGGTGCCGGCCCCGGCGGTCAGCAGACCGACACCGATCACCACCTCCTTGTGGGCCAGCACGAATTCCATGGTCTTAGCCGCAGCGGTGACGATCATCGTCGCCAGTTGGCCTATTTCGTCGGCGTTGTCGGCGATAACCTCGGCCAGACCCTTCATCGCTGTCTTGGCGTCCTCGCTGCCCTCGACCGCGTCGCTGATCTCCTTTTTCGCCAGGGCATAGGCCCCGGCAAAGGTCTTCACTGAATCGGCGGCCTTTCCGGCAAGAGGCCCGGCCTGCTCCAGGAAGACGTTGTAGCGCACCTGGGCCTTCTGCAGATCATCGAGATCCTTCCAGGCTATGCCGCTGGCATTGTGGGCCTCATGCCAAGCCTTGACATAGGTCTCGTTGAGGGTCAGGCCCAGATATTCCGAGGCCTCAGCCTCACCGCGCAGGGCGGCGGTGACCCGCTCAATACCGCCCTGCAGGTCGGTCTTGCCGGCGGAAAGATCGGCGGTCCGCTCGATAACCTCCTCCATCTGTTCTTTGGAGAGGCCGAGCCTTTTGGTCATGTCGACAGTTGCTGCTGCTGCTGTTTTCAATTCCGACTTTGAGTAGATGCGCAGTTTTGTCGACAGTCGGTCGATTACATTGCCCCATTCGTTGGCGTCGCCGATATTGCTGAACTCACGGTTTGCGGCCCTGAGGGAAGCCTCCAGAGTGAAGGCTGCGGAGTCGGCCTCCTTCATCATGCCGACGATGCCGGCAATCGATTGAAAGCCAAGATAGGCCCCGACCAGGGCGGTGACATTGCCCTTCAAGGTCTGCAGGATGCCGCTCTGCCTGCCCAGCTCCGTATTGTAATTCTTGACCGCCGTCAGGTTTTCCTGCAGCCTGGCCTTGGTTGTGGCAAAAGCGGTCGAAGCTCCACCGGCCATAGTCCGCACACTTGTCCCGGCAGCGCTGAGGCCCATTTTGAAGGCTTCAGCGTCCAGGGTGAGAACAATTTGCAGGACGTTAGATTTGTTCATCTGCGATTACCGTTTCTTCTTGCCGCTCAGGCATTTTCGCCATGCCTGCTTATCGTTTCTTCTGTTTTTTGGGCGTCATCTCCGCCAGGACATCAATGGCTGTCATAAAAAACCACCATCCATAATCAGCCGCCCCGGGATGTCCGGCGGAGATCAGGATGCAGGTCAGCCTTCGGAGGCTTTCCCGACAATCGACTCCAGGCCCAGCTTGGATATTGCGGCCAGGCGTCGAGACAAAAAACCGTTCACCTCCTCGACCGCCTTCCAGACCTCCGCCAACTCCTCGAGGCTGAATTCATCCAGCAGCACTTTCTCATCGAGACCGGTCGACATGGCCACGGCCTCGGTAGGCAGGTTTGATTCCATCAGCACGCCCATGGAGGTCCCCGTGGTTCCATTGACCGTTTCTCCCAACAGCTGGTCGACCTCCCTGGGAGTCAGGTCCCGTACCGTGATCTCCCGCCCGTTGATTGTCAGTTTCTTGCTTTTATGCATCTCAGTTCCTTTTTAAATGAGTATCCAATACCCGTTAAAACGGTCGGTTAACCCGACCGATCAGCTCAGCCACTTATGATTGAACGGCTCCGTATACCCCGCGGGAGTTTCGAGCGACCCTTCGAACGTCGCCTCGACGAACTCTGAGCCGATAAGCGAGAAGGCGTTTGTCGGCTGCAGCCGCATCTGATAGATCTCGGAGATAAAATTGCGCCCGTCGTTGAAGTTTTGACCGTCAAGTTTTATGCGAATCCTGACATTGCTTTTGGTCATGCCCTTCATTTCAGTGCCATCTACAGCCTCATAGGTGGGAGTTACCTTGCAGACTTCTCCGCTCGGTATACTCCCGGCAGCCAAAGCCTTGATCATGCTCAGGCGGCGGTTGAGCAGATAATCCGTTTCCTCTACGTATGTGGTTGTCCCGGTGGGGTCCTTGACCAAGGCCGAGGCCAGCATCAGGCCGCCGATGTCAACCCACTTTTCTTCGATGGTCGTCACGTTCCTCTCGGCCGCCGCCCCGGCAGCCTGAGTCAGGACCAAACTGGTGCCGAAAAAATTCGCCGCAAACAGCCGCTGGCTGAGCTGATTGAATTTTATGGTGGCCTTCATCGGCTTAGGTAGTACCGCCGATGCGATCACCTGCCCCCAATTCGCGCGACCGTTTCCCGTCTGTTCCTTCAGATCCGAAGCGGGCTTCGGGGTGAACTCCGTACAGTTGCCTTCCATGGTCAAACCGGTCCGCACGCCGGTGTCAGTCAGGATGTCGATATAGGCATCGGCAGCGCCGATAAATGAAAAGGGTGTATCTGGCATGGTGTCTCCTTATGCGGTGGTCATGGTCGAGAAACGAACCTCGTAGACCACCCGTGTTTTATCGAATTTTGCTATAAACCTCTTTCCCGCGGCCGCCAGAAACCTGGCCCCCCGGCATGGCTGCCAGCCGACCCCGGCCTTCTCCACCGCCTCCAGCAGATCGAGCGGCTCGGCCGGTCCCCGAGTCAGCTCAAGCACCACGATCGCCGACCAATAGCGGTTGATTTTCTGCCCGGCGTGGGTGGACAGCCCGGGGGCTGGCTTCTCCGGATAATCACCCGACCAGATCACCACCGCCGCCGGCAGCAGCTCGATAGTCTCCATGGCCTCATCCAGGTCTTCCATGCCGACTACCGATTTCAGCCCGGGCACCTGTTCCTTGACCCTCTCGATCAGGGCGTCAAGCTGCTGGGCCAGGGTCAATACGGCCGCCATATCAGTAGCCCTCCAGGAGACCGCCATCGCCGCCCAGCACCTTCTTGCTCGAATGAGCAAGGGCCTGCTGGGGTGGGGCGGCCGGTTTGACATCGCCGCCGAACGAGATCTGGCCGGTGCTGATCTTCACCAGCACCGCGACATCGGCCTTGTACTGGTTCTCCCAGATCTCCGGCACCTGGTTGCGCCGGCGATAGAGGTTGTATATCGCCAGGTTGGCGGAGATGTTCGAGACCAGACCCGGTACCGGATCGAGCGGTACCGTCCTCTGCACCCCGACATAGCCGTCGATGGTCCGCCGCGATGTTGGCGGCATCGACCTCCGTGGCCCCGGCCTGATCGTTACTGAGCTTGATCAGGGCCGCTTCCGGCAGAAGCGCCAGCAGGTTCTCGAGAGTCGAGTACATTTTGATCTCCTGTGGGACAGAATTGAATTCTGTCCCCAGCTAACTATGGTTTAGGCAATTGCCGCCCCGGCGCAGATGGCCTTCGGCACCGGTACCGGCACCGGCTTGCTCATGCCGATGATGTTGTAGCCGCTCGGGTTATCCATCTTCACCGGCTTGCTATAAAACGGCATCGGCAGCAGGTTGGCATCGAGATCGTCGAGTGCGCAGTAGAACAACCTGAACGGGGCATCGACGGCCACGGCGACGATCTGCTTATCGGCGACCGACGGTACCCAGGCGGAGGCGTTGGCCAGATCTTTATAGCCCCCCTCGGCGAGCATAACGGTGAAGCCGGCGAGAGTGATGCCCTTCTCGGTCACCTGGGCGTTGATTTTGGCATCCTGGACGGCAAGGATCTTCTTGGCGAGGGCGATATAGGCGGTCTGCCCGGCCAGGTAGACGATTTTCGAACCGTAGCCCGAGGCCCGCTTGATGGTATTGCCCATATTAATGAGATCGAGCAGGATCGCGTCCAGGCCCTTGTCGGCATGATCCCATTTGACCGTAATGGTCTGGCTGAGGATCGAGCCGAAATTGACCGAGTAGGTCTGTAGGCCGGAATCGGTTTTCATCGGATAGGCGATCGATCCGGACAGGCTCTGACAGGCCAGGGCCTCGGTGGTCGACCGTACCGCCCGCCTCTGGGTGTCGACCTTGCTGCGAGCCCAGAACTCGATGCCCTGATCGCCGAGCAGCTTGAGGTTGTTCAGGTCGACTGCCCCGAGAAAGCTGGACACATCGACCGGCTGCGGCTCGAGGTAGGTAATGCCCTTGTTCTCTCCGGAAAGAGGATAAGCGGCAGTGCCGCGCCGGACCACCGGCACGTTGCCGGTGATGCTGAGCAGCTCATCCACGCCCAGGACCGGCAGTGGGTGGGTGATCCGGTTGCCGTAGATCAGATCCATGATAAAGGTCTCGAGGACCGGCAGCGCCTGCAGGTGCAGACCGACCGCGGCCGGGGTGAAGTACTGACGAATGTTTACCTGCATGATTGTTCTCCCTTCTTATGGGTTATCGAGTTGTTCTGTTCTTCCCGCCCGGGCGCCCGGGTTAGATGGGGAAGATGCCGATCGCCTCAAGCGCCGCGATGTCCGCGGCCGCAGCGGCGGCGCCCGCCACCTTGAGGTTATCCTTCACCACCGTGCCGTGCTTGAGCACTGCCCCGACCGCTTCGACGGCGGTATCGATGGCCTCGGTCAGGACACCGCCGCCAGTCACGACATCGACCCCGAGCAGGCCGGCTTCCGCCCAGGCCGCCGTGTTATCCGCGACCGCGCCGCCGACCGTAGTGGGCCAGGTCGGTTCTGCTGAGTGGGACGTGCCGCCCGTGGTGCATCGGTAGTAATGGCCGTTGGGGGTGGTCGGCTTGACCAGGGCCCCGGCTGCATAGACGGTCGCCGCCGCCCAATCTCCGGCTGCGGCGAGAGCAGGCTCGAATGCGGCCATGACTCCGTTGCTGTCGGTTGCCACTACCGTGCCCCTGGGGAGCACCCGCCCGTCCTGGCGAAAGGACGCGCCCCGGATAATGGCCGGATGGGTCCGGTCGATGATCTGCACATCTGAAAATTGCTGAGTGCCCAGCACTGCGTTATGGTCCATGATGGATCTCCTTTTTTATCGATCTATTCTGACTTCTGCCCTTCGGCCTCCGGCCTCTGCCGCTCAGACCTTGTTCGACAGGTCGACCAGCTGCTCCTTCTTCACGCTGCGCGAAAAGTCCCTGGTCTCTCCTGCAGGCAGCTCCCGGGTGAATTCTGTAGCCGGCAGCCCCTTGACGAAATCCTTGAACCAGTCGACCGGGCTATAGGTCTGCTTCTTGCCATCAGCCTCAATGCTGAAATCGGCGGTCTCGCCGGACGGCAGGCTGGCCATGAAGCCGACTGCCTCGTTTTTGCGATCCTTGGTGATCTTGCCCTTCGCAATCATCTCGTTGTCGACGAAGAGGGAGAACTCGGCCGCCCTGGTCTTCGTCGCCGCTTCCTCGGCAGCCGCCTTTTCGTCGGCCCTGGCTTTTTTCTCGGCGGCAAGATCCGCCTCGAGCTGCTTGATCTTTTCATCCTTGTCCATGTCACCCTCCTTGGGGTTGTCTCCCGGCCCTTTCTCGGGCAGGTCGAATGCATAGTCGGTACGCTCGCCGTCGCCGGCGAACGCCGCTGTCTTGAGTCCTTCCACCTCCGGCAGTACCGCGCCGAGAAAACCCAGGTGAAGGAGTTTGAGCCCGGCCGCGGTCCTCGCGATCCGCACCGACCGGTTGCGGAACTTGTTTTCGGCCAAGGCCTGCGCAAAGTCCTTGTGCAGCTCGCCGACCTTGGCCATCAATACGCCGCCCGCCCGCTTCACTTCGGTAAGCCAGCCCCAGGCCGGGGCGTCGGTTGTCGGATGACCGACCACGATCGGCACCTGGTCCGAGCTGTTGAAATTGGTGACCATCGCGTCCAGGTCCATATTGCTATACGTGCCCTTGACCCCGTAATCGCCGGCCCGGAAGATCTCCGTCCAATCGCCTGCCGTCAGTTTCATCTGCTGCCCCCTATAAGTTTGTTGAGCTTGCTGGTGATCATGTCGTGAATATCGTCCCAGTCTTCTTCCTGGATCAGCATGAACTCCCGTTGCGGCAGCTCCATGTGGACCTTGCGGCTGTGGGCCTTGACCTGCACCGCCGTCATGTCGATCGGCTTGCCGAAGGCCTGGGTGATCCTTCGGACATGCTCCCTCACCTGCTGGCTGATCTGCTGGTCAACCCCGAAATTGTGGGCCGCGGCATACTCGACATTGGTGCCGACCCGGACGCTGGTCTTATCTCCCTCGCTGGTGATCGAGTTCATCAGCCTGGCGGTATCGACCAGGGTCTGACCGGACTTCTCGCCGTAGCCCGCATCTCGGTCCGCCCGTTTCGAGCGTGGCCACTTCTCCGGTCGGCCCCCGTCGCGGAAATTCTGCCGCACCGAGTTCTCGAGGAGCTGGGCGATCGCCTCCGACGCATCGCCGAAGTCTTCGACCCCTGCCAGCAGCCGCCGGAGGGTGTCATCGAACTTCGATTGATCGAGGGTGAATGTCAGACCGTCGCCGCTCATAATTTTTCCTTCCGCCTCCGAAGCTGCGAAACCCCGTTTAAAACCCGTTTAATTTCTCCTGAGCTTGGCGGGCTTTTTTTTTGCGACCCATGGGGCGGAGTGACCTGGAAATCGCGCACAGGGCATTTTCGGCATTCTTGCTTTTCCGCCCGGCCGGGGTTATACTTTCACTATGGCATGTGCGACACGGTGATATTCTCCCGGCCGTAGCACGCCCGGTCGAAAGACCGGCGCGGAGCGCCATGCGGGGTTGCCCGGAAGCCCGGGACAGGGAGGCCCCGCCGCATGCCATCATTATTTCTTCCTCC